TCCAAATATGGTGTAATATTGGTGGAACCTGGAAGGCAAATTTACCAGGCCCCCGGGGAGTTGCGCCTCCCCTGCCACTACCAAACGAGTGGCCAGTCGGCCAGCCAAGTGGGCTGATCCTCCACCCATCCAGTGCTCGCCGGATGGTCGCTTGTTGGCATAAGCCCGCTCGCAATTGCGGTCAGGGCCCCGCCAACAGGGGCCCAATAGAGGATGGATTTATACGAGGTGATCTTTTTCCTCGAAATTACACCAGAATGCCCTCGCCTATTACCCTCCCATCCGCACCACACGCTGGAGAAATACCAGGGCCAAGATGCGGGAGTTAAGGCTACTCTCATTCTAAGTATACACATATTGTGATTGTGGCGTGGTGCGTGTTGCCCACAATGTCCACTTCGCAAGGCCAGTCAACCCAGGGATAATGATGTGTGTGTTGCCAGTACCATTGAACCAAAGATTGACCAACACCGTTGTGCCATCAGTGACACGAGTCTGGCTAAGAATGGTCCCCCCTGTAATAGTAACAGCGGATGTGGCAGATGCAGCAGCAATAGCCTGAACATAATAGGTCCCTGACCCAAAGGACTGGAACTGTATCTGAGACACAGACCCAGTCTCATTAAAGAGAGGAAAATTCGATGGAAAGTTTGCCACAGCATTCGCCCCAGTTCCATATGAAGAGGCCAGGTCACCAGTGTTGGGTTGCGGGTCTTTAAGCTCCACGTCATAGAGTGCATATAATTCACCAACAGAGGAGGTAGACCCACCTGACCAAGTAGCAGCAAAGAACTGCCCCTGATCTATCAACGCGGTGGTATTAGAAAGGACACTGCCAACAGATGAATTATCATTATAATACCATTTAGCAGTGTCTGATAACTTCAAATCAAGGGACAGCGTTGACCATAGTGACCCTTCCGTAGAACATGAATAAGATGACAAGCCCTGGCGATCAGTGGGGATGGGATCGGTAGAATCAGGATCGTAACCCAACATTATGCGCCCCGTTTCAGTTGTGGCACATAAAGGGACGTAGACCAATCGAACCCGCTTAAACCTATAATAATCGTAGGCACCTGCTATAGAAGCGAGCCAAGGAAACGACACAGAGCTGGCCGCATTAACCTGGTAAATAGATTGTCCTGTGGTAAACTGGTTTGTGATACTCAACGTAGTCGTATTGGCCACGGAACTCACAAGCTCCTTATGTGTGATACGTATGGTGCCTTTAGACCCTCGAATCTTGGGCGCGGATCGGCGAACGCTAATACCATTTGCCACTCCTGCCACCTGACCATAGGGCGCGCCTGGATGTGTAACCATAGTACCAGGACCAGCATCACCAAAGGATGCCATAAGATCCCCAAATATATCAGCAGCGTCCACAGCATAATTGGCCGCCTGGATTGCTTGTGGTAAATAAGGAACCATCTGTAATGCAGGATACTTCTCAATTGCTTGGTTCACTGCCTTGCCCACTTTACGGGCCTTGCGCGCACCACTCTTCAACTTGTTTGTCATTGCGATATCTATAAATTGTTGGTTGTGTATGGGATCCCCCCAACCATAAGGAGACTGTACATGTGGTGGTACCAGTGGCAGGATCCGTGCAGTCATTCGGCATTTTGTTTAGCACGTAAATCTTTACGTCCCCTAGACGGGGACAACGTTTTGGTCCATTTAAACCACCACACCCCATAAATCAT